ATTCGTCAGATTTGGGGTCATAACCCTCCTCATCTACAATCTGTCTATGAATATCAAAAGCTGTGTAAGTCATAGCTTTATCAGTTCCAAACCATCTATTATTCGCTGCCCATTTTTCAGCTTTACTATCTGTAGGTATATTTTCTGGTACCGCAGAAGCTTGCTGTTGCATAACAGGAATATCTTTGATTTGTGCCTGTTCTTTAGGTAATAAATCAGCCTGTGATTTTAATTCACTTAATCTAGCTTCTTCATATCCTAATTTAGCTATTTCTTTAGAGATCTCAATTTCAGCAGAAATATCACCAGCTTCTCTAGCTAAACCTAGCTTAGATTTTGCTGCTTCTAATGCTGCCGCAATTTTAGCTTCTCTATCTTTAACTGAAGTAGTTTCAAGTGCACTAAACTTTTTAGACATGTTTTCTTTTTCAGATTTAATAATCTGAGCATAGCGAAGAGCTTCTTCTTTTTGTCTTTCAGCTTCACGCCATTTTTTAGTTAGTTTAGCTATTCTTCTTTGTACACCTTCGCTGTATTCTTCAGCTTCTTTCTCAATTTCTTTCGTATCTTCTTTTTTGGCCTCAACAGTTTTCTCCTCTTTAGGAGCTTCTTCAACTTTGATAGGCTCTTCTTTCTCAGCAGAAGCTACTGCTTCTGTTTCTGTGTTTTCTTTAGATTCCAATTCAACATCAGCACCATCTATTTCGCCTACGTCTACCATCGGATCTTTTTTCTTTTCTTCTATTGGCATAGTTTCCTCCTATGTTTAAATGTGATGAAGAACATCTTCAGGATTTTTAATTGTTCCTAAAACTTCGTCATCGTTTAAAAGACGAACTTCTCCGCCTTCTATTGGTAATCTTGAACCCGCATAACGAGCAAAGATAACCCAATCTCCTTTTTTACACCATGGACCTGTTGGATAGCGTTCTTTATCATGATACGCTAAGGGTCCAATTTTAAGAACATAACCACAATTTGTAGCTATTCTTAATTTGTCTAATGATTCTTGTGAAATAATAATTCCACCTTTAGTTTTATCTTTAGGTGTGAACGGTAATACTAATAGTCTCCATCCTGATGGTTCTGGTAAACTATCAATTAATGATTCAGTAATATTTTCTGCTCTTACTGTTTTTTGATTTTCTTCTTTATATTTTTCTTCTAGACCTAATACTGTTTTAGGTATTTCAGTCGAGTTTGATAACGTTTCCTTGCTCATTTTGTACTAGCTCCTTGTTGTTTAGCAGGTTAGAGATTTCCTGTAATATATATTCGTATGTACGAATTTGGCCTAAGATATACTTGTAATCTTCCATACTGTCAACACCACCTGATGTAACAATACTAGTTAAATTACTAAGCTGATCTTTCATAAATCGTTGAAGTTTATATGCTATATTTATATCTTCCATTTCTTTCCTTTCGTTTTGGTTATATTAACAATTCCACTTACGTAGAGATTTATTAATTCTTGAATTCGGATCTCTTGCAGTTTTAGCTGAAGTTAATCTTTTTTTCATTCCAGACATTCTGGCACAAAATGATTTTCTTCTATTAGCAGCTTTAGAACCTGGTTTTAATTTTGAAGGTTTAGTTGTAACAGCCATAGATAATTTAGAACCTGGATTTGCACGTCTATAAGATGCAATACCTTTTCTATTTAATCCGCCAGATTCTGATTTACCTTCTTTACGTTGCCAAGCTGGTGTAGCTTTACCACCATCTGCTTTTTGAATTCTAGCTATTCCGCAACCTCTATTTTGAATGCCAAGTCCAGCCATTACTTTTTCTTTTTAGGAAAACCAGCTTTCATATTTGCATATGCTTTAGCAGATATAGTAGATTTAGATTTAGGTCTTGAGATACCTAATTTTTTTCTACGATTTATATTTGCCCAAAGACCAGGTTTAGCAGAACCACCTTTTTTAAAAACACCTCTTGCTTTTAAAACATCTGCTCTAGTAACTTTTCCATCGCCTGTTAAATCAGGAAAAGAACCGTCTTTAAAACCGGTTCTTTCATTAATAACTTTTGCAATACCTGTTCCTCTTTTTTGTATTCCTAAACCAGACATTACTTTTTCTTCTTTTTAGCTCTTCCGCCTTTTTTCATGTATTCAGAAACTTCTTCTTTAGCGTAAGCTTCTGGAGATTTTTTTCCAGATTTAATCATCTTAGCTTGTTTAGATAAACTTTTTAATTCTTCACCTTTATGCTTTTCAGCTTTTTCTTTTTTTACAAAAGCTTTAGGAGAAGTTTTTCCAGATTTAACTTCTTTAGCTTCCGCTAATTCTTCAGCATAAGTTTCTTTTCCACCAAAAGCTTTTCCACCTTTAGCTAAAGCAGCTCCCATTCCTCTAAGAGCAATTCCACCGCCTCTAAGTGCAGCTCCCATTCCTCTTAATGCAATTCCACCACCTCTAAATGCTGGTCTTGGTCTTTGTTTAAAATCGTTTCTCATTTTATCTCCTATCCATTTTCCTGGTTGTTTGTCGGTTTATTTGTCATCGTTCTTGCAACCGACTCTGCTGAACGACCAATCACATAACCTCCGAGTCCAACATTTAATAATGTCCAAACATCGCCAGGTAATTCAAAGGTTATAACTGCACCTAAGAATACTTTTATAACAGGTCCAATAACATAATTCCATACCAAAATAAAGATTAAAACATACATTAAAAGAGGTCTCCAAGAGCTAGCAAACCAGCCAGCTTTTGCTTCAGCTTCAATAATTCTTGATGCTGCTTGTAATTCTTGAGTATGGGATTGTAATAACTGAGTTTGTAATTCAGCTTTTAATTTAGCTTGAAGATCTTTATCAGGAACTGCTTTTTCGATTGTGTTAAAAAGAATTTTTGCTAAAGGTGCAATAGCTCCAAGCATTGGAAGCATGTTAGAACCACTTAGCTATTTTTCTTTTATCAGGTAACATTCTTTTCTGACCTTTAACTGGTTGATATTGAGTTTCATCTTTACTTGTCATCTCAACATCAATTCCACCTTTTTTATAACCATCAGAATTTAAAAATTTATTATAATTTCCAACTTGTGTACCATAAAGAGGTGATTCATCATCATTCCCTTTAACCATTCCGCCTTTTGCGTAACCTTTTTTTGACATACCTGCCTCCGATAATGCGATTGCGATCGCTTGTTTTGGATTTTTAACTATTTTGTCTGATTTTCCACTGTGCAATTTGCCAGCTTTAAATTCATGCATTACAGTTTTAATTTTTTCTGGTTTTTTCTTTTCCATAACCGTTAATTATACCTTATTTTTTAAAAGTTTCACTATCTTTTTTTAATTTAGCAGCCAAAACAGTCTTTTGTAAAGAAGTATCCGCTCTCATCTTAGCTAAATCCTCATTTTGCTGTAGTTTTTCGTCTTGACTAGACTGATTCATCATAGCTTTCATCTTATCAAGATTGATTCTATCTCTACTTTCCTGTTCTTTTCTAGCATTTTCCTGTGCTCTAAGGTCTAATTCTCTAGATCTTAGCATTGCAATCGGATCATTTCCAAATTGTGATGAAATTTGTTGTTCTTCTTTTAAGAATTCTTCCATAGCATCAGAAATTAATTGTGCTTTTCTAGCTTCAATTCTTTCTTGAAGCATTTTAGCTTGAATTTGCATCTGTTGCATTGCTTGTGGATTTTGTTGAACACCCATTTGTTGCATTTGTTGATTCATCATTTGTAATTGTTGAATCTCATTTCTAAATTCAACTTCACTTTGTTCTTGAGCCATAATTGAAATATGTTCAAATATATTTTTCTCTAACGCAGCCATAACGATTGGAGAATTTTTTGCCATATTCGTTGCCATAAAACTTATATGTGAAGTTATATGAGCTCTATGGTCCTGTCCTGGAAATGCTTGGAATGGTTTCCCTGCAAGAGCATCAATGTGTTCTAATGCAGGGTCCTTTGGTTGTGGGGGTTGAGGTCGTACGAGTATCTTATCAATATCTTTTACTCCTAATGCTTCATACATATTTCTGTAAACTTCATATGTATTATGAATACCAGGATTAGATGCAGCAAGTTGCATTTCTGTTTGTGCTAAAGATATTCTTTGTGTTTGTGAAAATATATTTGGATCAGCTACTGGAATGATATCTACTTTATCATCAAAGTCTGCTTGTTTGATTTGTCTTTGTCCACCTACAACATCGTATGGATATTCTGGTGGTAAATTATTTTTAAATTGAGTAGCGAGTAAACTAAATTCTTGTTTTAAAGCTGCATAGATTCGTTTGTGAATAGCAGACATTGTTCTACTACCTCTTTCCAGCAAGGCTACGGTCGTACCCACTGCGGCTTGCTGATTCCCATCTCCCACTTGCATATCAGCAATAGATGCAAAGCGCTGACCTGCTTGAACTACGACCCCCATAAGAGCTAGTAGAGTTTGTGAAGGTTCTTTAAATGGTAAAGGCATGAATGAGTCTCTAAGATTTCCACCTGGAGCATCAACATCTCTCCATTCACCTGGTTGAATAGGTTGTGAATCATCTCTAACTCTAATACCTCTTGTTTTAAAACCAGCGGGTAAATTAGATAATGTTCCTGCATCAATTAATTGTCTTAAAGCAGAAGTTGCTGTTCTTGATAATCCACCAATCATGTGAATTAATCCAAAGCCATAAAATCCTAAACCTGGTAAAAATTTGAAATGTACAAAGTATTGAATCTTTTCTTTTTTAGGATCATTCGGTTGCCAATTTCTTCTAATAGATAATATTTTTCTAGATGTCTCCTCAACCGTTACAATGTAAGGAAGTTTAATACCTGTGGGCTCACCAGTTCTAGGATCCATATCCTCAAAACCTTCAATATCTAAATAAGTATGAAACTCTAATAGAGTAAACATATCTGCATCTTGAGTTTTTCTAACTCCTTCTATTCTTCTCTTAGCTTCATCTAATTGAGATGAAGTTGTAATGTCATCTGCTGGAGTTAATTCTATATCTTTGTAAAATCCTGATACTTGTTGTTTTCTTAAATTATTTTCTGTTACTTTTAAAACATGAATAATTGCTTCAGCATCTTCTAAGGATGTTGCTGAATAAGGAACTACTAAATCTTCTGCTTGAATAAATTGAGATACGGGTCTACCTAAAACTGAATCATAATAAACTTTTTTAAATGTAGATCCTGATAAAGGTAAATAAAATAACATTTGATCAAACTCTGGTTCATATTCTTTCATGACATCCATAATTTGATAGTTCATGTATTCTCTAACACGATCAGCTTGTTGTTGTCTTTCAGGTGTAACTAAACCTACGATTTGAGTTCTCACCGGTCCTTCTGCTGGTAATAATTCTTTATAAGCTAAAGCTTGAAACTGAGTTACTGCTTCTGCAAGCACTGGATGCGTCGCGCCCGATGCTCCTCTGAATGGCTGAGTTCTACGTTCATATCTAAATCCTAAAAGATCTAAACCATTAGTATAAGTTCTTTCCCAATCATCTCGTGATGATTTATAATCTGTATAGTCATCAATTAATTCTGCACCAATTGGATTTAAAACAGTATCATCTAAAACTTCTGCAAGGTTTGCAAAATGATCGCCACCAGCGTCGAGCGGCTGGATACGAGGATCAAAATTAATATCAATACTTCCATCTGCATTCTCAGTCATTTCAGTTGGTCCTTGAGGAGCAACTTGTTCTGCCGCAGCAACATCCATTGCTACTTCATCAGGTTTCTGACTATTTCCTATTGTATTTGGAAGCGCCTTGTCTATATCTGCCATTATTGTTTTTCTCCGAAGTTATTACCTTAACCTTTTTACTAGGTATATTCAAGCCTTGTGAGCATGGTCCAGCTTTAGGTGGTATCGTTGTTGTTAGTCTTTTAATCATTATTTTCTTACTCTTCCCCCTTTTGCAAGGTTAACTTCTTCCTTTTGAAGAGGGTTTATTCTATTCATAATATAGTTAAATAATTTTTCTCTATCTTCAGCAGTAATCTGTTCTTCTTTTTCTAACTCTGAAGAAATTTTTTCTTGTTCTTTTTGTAACTTAATTTTTTCTTCATCAGTTGCTTCCTTCATAGCTGGAGGAGCTACATCTAAACCTGGAACAAAAGATTCATTTTTATAAATATCTTCTGTTCTAATTTTCTTTTGTATCTCTTTTGATTCAGGACTTAATCTTGATTGTTCTCTATAAGATTGAACTAAAGGATCTGCACCAACAAAAGCAAGAGCAGATTGAGCTAAAGGTTTACCTTCTTTTAAATTTTCATAAACATCATAAGCACCTAATGCAGTTCCCACAGGTGCTAATACTCTTAAAAGAGGGGATACAACTTTACCT